CAGGCGCAATATTCTTTGCCATCTCTTCACCTTCAGCGGTTAGAACCATCTGGTCACCGACAACTTGGGCTACAACTACGAATAAACCATCGACCTTAGCGGTTGCTTTGTTTGCAACAATTTCAGCATCGACGGCGCTAATGATCTCATATACGTCCATATTAGGCTCCTTATTAAATAAGGGGGGTTTCCCCCCCTCACAGGGCTACTAAGACGCAGAGCCAATTAGCGTTGTAATCAAAGCCTCAGGCTTAACTACCTTGCGACCATAAACAGCTAGACCACGAACGATGTCGCCGAAGTCAGTCTGGTTACGCAAAGGTTCAGTTTTGCTGATCTGAGAAGCAAAAGCACAAGCCTGTTTCGTACCAGCAACCATCATACGACGGTTCTTAGCGTTAGTTACCGCGCCGCCACCAGAGGTAGCAGATAAACCCGGAACCAATGCCTTAGCCGCTGCACCCTTCGGAAGAAGGTTGGAAACGTAAACGTCGAAGCGATCCAACATACCGATCTTACCGGTACGGATGGTGCTTGACTGGTCGCCAGTGAAGTACGCCTGAGCAATGTCAGTTTGCATAAGCAATTGACGGTCATACGGCGAAATAATCAACCAACGGCCATCTTCTGGAACGTTCTGCTCGTCAAGAGCAGCTGACATGCGAAGAATCGCTTGTAACACGTTAGCAGGAGTAGCTTGGTCGATAGGAGCAATATCAGTACCGAGGTTGTACTCAGCAGATAAAGCACCAGCAGTGCCGCCCTTGTTAGCCGCAGCTGCGCCTTCAGTCACAAACCAGTTGAAGAACGTTTCGTTCTCAATGTTGATTTTTAACTGCTTAGCCGCGTCATCGGTGAACATGTTCATCAATTCCATATCGGCTTGGTGAGCAAGAACATCGTTGACCTGTACGCTGAAGTATTTACCTTTGTTGATCTGCATATCTTGGAAGACCGGTGTAGGTACTTCAGACGTCAGGGTAGTACCCGCGCCAGCATAATCATTAATGGTGATGCTTGGTGCAGTACGGATACGAATAGTATCGCCCTGATTCTTGATCTCGCCTTCCCAATCGGTATTGGCGATTTCAGTCATCATGGTGTTCGCGTAAAACTTCGCGTTAAGTTTGTTGGACCACAATTGTGGAATGAATGAACCCGAATAAGACGGGTTTGTGTCGAATGAGCCTGAGCCTACGACCGGGAATACAGCAGCCATGATTGGCCTCCTATTAGTTTAGTTGGGTACTAACAGCTGCTTACTTGTTTACAGGTTAACACTTACTTATGTTAACACATCTAAGATCGAACTCGACCTTCAAGGTAGGCAGTTGTTATATCTGCTTCAAGTTTAGTGGCCTCATCGTACTTGTGCCGCGTGTTCAAAGTGCGAACCCGGTTCCAAGCCGACTGGATTTCTCGCTCGGAGTAAATCTTCGCCTCTTTACCGACGCTCTTTGTGCTCGCGGTAGTCGCTGAACGATTAGGCGCAACCTGCTTCTCGAGTTCTGCCTGACGTATCTGACGCTCTCCGGCTTCCGCTGGTCCTAGAGAATCTTTCCACAGCTTCACATAATGCGATACTGCTTCAACATCCCCATTGTTAAATGCGGCTGCCGCTTGGTCTCTACGTGGGCCTCGGAGCATGGGATCATACTCGTTTAACCACGCAACCCAACGTTCATCGTTGTCGATACTCGCAAAGTCAGGGACCACACTAGCTAGTCTCTGAGCAAAGCTCATTTCGCCAACTTGGCTACCGGTCTTCTTCAGTTGTGACTGAAGCTGGTCGATAACTGTCTGTTGTTGGTCAAATCGGTCCTCATAGTCTTGAGAAACCTCTTTTGCGACCCTGCGTTGTACGTCAATCAGCTCTTCGCCAAATTCGGCTCGATCTGCATCGGTTACATAACTGACTTTCTCCTTCGGCTTCGTCGGCTCTTTGGGCTTCGCGGACAACGTCTCAGTGAGGTTGTTCATCTTAGCCGTTAAGTCCTTAACCTGCGCGTGCAGGCGGGGGACTTCAGCGTCGTACTTGCCCCGGAGGGTTTTGTACTTCTGCTCAAATTCGTCCGCTACGTCCGTCGGTGACGTGTCAGCTGGCGCTACTTCGTCAGGTGTTACGGCTTCTTCAGTGTCGACCGATACTTCTGCCTCGGTATCCTTGGGACTATCTTCAGGAACGTCAGGCTCTTTAGCCTTCTTTTTCTTCTTACCGTCCGGTTGGGCGTTTAGCGTTTTCTCTAATTCTACTACTTCATCAAGCTGAGCTTGCACCTGTCTTGGCAATGCCATGTTTCTCTCCTTAAAGCACCAACTCTGTTCCTAGCGTCCCGAGGGTATGCTGTTCCCGTTATGGTGTGCTTCTCGTGTGTTGCGCAAATGCGCGGTTTTCTACCTTAGGCGCGTCTTCGACGGCCATCAGTAAGTCTTCAAATGCTTCTGCTCGTCCTTGCAGTCGGTGGACTTGAACCATGTCGACTGCGTGTACCAGCTTCTGCTTAGCGGAGTCTAACTCATCCGCCATCAACCTTAAAACCGCATCAATACCCGGTTCTCTAAGCCTACTTAGGGCTTTAACTGCTTGGGTATCTGCATTATTAAGGTCGATCATAAATAGAAACTTATATTATATGTGGTAACGTGTCAACAACTAGACACGTTAACGCCCATTTGGACGTGGGCTTATAAAGTTATCTTGACGGCCCCCTTGTGGGGTTCCGTCTTCCTGTATATTAGCTGGACCTTGCGGCGGCGCTTGCTGTTGCTGCATCATCATTTGCTGCTGCATCATCATTTGCTGCTGCTGTTCGGCTTGTTGCTTTTCAATATCCTCTCTACTAGGGACAAGACGATCAACGTTGGTATTAAGATTACCGGCCAAATCCCGCATGAGTTCAGCTGTACCAGCCTTTCCAACAATCTCTTGTGCAACCGGACTCTCCAGTATAAGACGAAGGAACTCATTTTTGCGTACAGCTTCTGCTTCTTTGACGACAAGCGACATCGCGCCTCGTGCAATAATTTGTACATCACCTATTAAGTCCTGATCTTCCGAGTACCGTAGGTTACGCTGGTACTGGCGCTCGAGCATTGGGGTTATAACATCGTGGTCAATGTTTCCTATAACCTGTTTAATGCTTTTGCCTGCGTTAGAGATAAGCATAGACAGACCGGAGGACGTACGTCCTGCGCCCGGAACATGCTGACCCGTCATATAACGCGGAATACCTGACACCTCGTCCGCGAGTTCCATGAACTTCTCGAACACGGCCATTAACTCGCCTGCGTTAGAGTTTGGTTGGAAAAACTGCATTGGTGGTGAAGAGTCGCCATACTCAGACGACTTAAACTGCCAAATTTTCCATGGGTGCATCTGGGTAATATCTTCACCCGCTGGGAGACGACTTACGTTCACGCCGACCTGTGGACCAGAAGAAAGGCCCATGTTGTTAGCCAGCGATCGAGCTGCGGCGTTACACATGTTCTGGGCATCTATGGTCAGGTCAGCTACCCCATTCCCGTCAATTCGACCGGGAATCTTCTCGAAAGAAGTTAGGTAGTAAGGTTTACGCCCAATAGGGTCGTAGTTTAGAACTGCTTTAATGATGACATTGTTTATCATCCAGACTTCGCAGGGGTAAGACAAATGCGGGTCTTCAATTTCGTCCTCGGTCATGCCCCAGTCGATGAGCAATTTCCCGGGTATAGAGTCCCATAACTGCAATGCGGCAACAAGATCACCGCCTGCGTCATCGAAATCTTTATCAGTAACGGATTCCATCTCGCTGTCGTGGTGCTCTAGCCAATCAAAGCCAGTGGCCCCGAAGTTAGCGAGCAACGTACGAATAGCTGACTCGTCGTACCCATCAATACCAAGCATCGCTTCAAGGTCTTCACGGGTTAAATGATGCAGCTCCATGACGGGCATGTTCTGAATATCATCGCCCCAAGGTGCCCAGTAGAATTTGTACGGGTCAACACGTTCCCACTCATCACGGAGGACGTCAACTGCGGCGATGCCACCTTTGACATACTTCATGGCTTTACGCTTGCGGGGTATCGGACCCTTTAGTACAGCGTACGGGAAAGTTGCTAGGTCGTTAGTAAACTCGTAGAGGGCTTTAACCCAACCGCCTTCGGCAAGCTGGTCTTCCATCTTCAGTTCCATACGCCCGACGCGTTTCTCAGCCTCGTGCTTCATGGATCGCGTGGCGGTATCTTTCATACCAGCAGCGAGTTCTTTGAGTTCCATCGGGTCTAGCGGCTGATTGCCTTCGGAGTAGTACCGTTGTAAGTTAGCAGCCATAATCCGCTGTAGATTCGCCGCAACTTCAGGCGGAACCTCTGGGATTGGTGTAGCTGATAATGCCCAAGGTTTGTCTGAACCGACACCTAGGAGTGTATCTCGCAACCACGCAGTAGCCGTACGGCACTTTGTGCTAACGATGCCCATAAAGATTTCTGAACCGCCTTGTTCGCGGATTTCAGCCATCTTGGCAGGGTCGTACTGCATATTTCTGGCGCGCACACATACAGACAATCGGTCTTCAATTGTATTACGCTTGTGGTCACGCATCACTTCCCATCGTCGACGGACGTGTGACGCTAAACCTTGGATAATAGGCGTCATCTGCTTTTCAGCAGACTCGCGAAGCGCCCTAGCCTCTAGTTCAGAGGCACGAGCTACCGGTATCAGTTGATTACCAAGTGCCATTTAGGAGAATCTCACATGTGTAGTGCTATGGGTACCATAGCGTTTATCTGGTAAGAGGTCAACACATTAAGTCCAGCCACGTGCGGAGACCTTAACAACTTTGCGAACATCGTCTGAGGACGCTGCACCGCCGAACATCTCTCCGCCGTCGGCGTGAAGACATAAGTACTGAAACGCATCGGCAACATCTGACCATGGGTGTGACTTCTCAGGACTCTCGTCCCTAACCCCTTTAGTGTTTATTTTGTACCGATACTTACCTGCTAACGCCTGCACTAACGGCAACGCACTCTCAGGGTCTATCACTACCCCGTGCTTACCGTCGACAACGCGTGTCATGAATTTGTCTACCGCCGCGATCCTAGCTGCCACGGAGTTCGTCTTGGCGCTCTTAACCATGAACCCCTCGTTACGCCAGATGTCTGCCACCGTGCGCTCGTCTGTCTGGACCCGCTGAAAAGCCGCCGGGTCAATAATAACGATACAGCGACGACCGGGGAACTTGTTAACCAGTAGAGGTTTCACAACCTCACGAACGAACCGGAGTGCGCCCATACCGTCGGAGGTCTTGGCATCATACACGACCAAGCGCCCGTCGTAGGCTACCTGCCCTATCACCGCTGCCGGTGTCAGACCTGCGTCAACACCTATCAACAATGGATCATCAGAGTACAGGGGTTTCACCGGTGCCTTGGCCACGTGGACAGTTCTGTCGAACGAACGGAACACCGGCAAGCCTGACAACGACCTACCGAACTTCGCGTTTATGTACACGTCTATCCAGTCGGCTGTCTTACCTTGCGCGAGGTTATCGTAGTAGTCATCGGGCAGGAACTGTGTCCAGTCAGCTTCAGGGCTTAACCCCGACGGCTGTATGGTAATGTGTACGTTGTCTGGTGGCTCGGTGAGCAGCGTCTCCCAAAAGGTATCCATGTCCGGCGGGTTAGTCATCCCCCAGATGTGCATGTTCGACCTACCGTCGTCGGTAACACACCCAACCCCATTCATCATTTTGTCCGGGTACCGTCCTACTCGCCCTTGTGCTGCGTTGTAAATGTCAGGGTGAATCTCTCGGAACTCATCAAATATGATAAAGCTGGCCTGTAATGACAGCAACCTACGCACGTCGTTGGCGTCGTCTAGCCCTCGAAACAGCACTTCGCACTCAATA